GCACCTTGACTTTCTGCTGCAAGTGTGGTATGTAGTTCTTCTTTAATTAATACTTGCCAATCATAACCAGATACTAGATTTTTACCTTCTCTGTTAGCAGCTGCTGTTAATTGTATGTTAGTAGTATCAGTAGAACCTATTAATGTCGAAGGACTAGGTATACCGATTTCTTTAGCTGCATCTTGGCATATTGTTAATAATGTCATTCACCCACCACAGGTTGTTGAGGTTTTACATCTTTACCACCAGCAAGAAATTGTTTAGCTTCTTTTCTATGATCTAATACATCTTTACCTAGACCATGACAAGCACCATCAGATAATCCTGCTAATTGTTCTATAGATGTAATCCCTTCCATTTCGAAAAATTTTTTTTTGTTTATATTCAATGATTTTAATTTACTTAAAGGTGTTTCTTTTTTTGCACTTTTAACTGGCTTTTTGTTTTTATAATACGCATTGTAATCATCAGGAAACTCTTTTTTAATCTGTTCCTCTTTATCTTTCATTTTATAAATTACAGTATTTGGGTCTCCTATTAATTTAATTTCTACTAAGTCAAATTTATCAGTAGGGTCTCTGTAAATTGTTATTCTTTTGTTTCCTGTCATACTTTATCTCCTTTTAGTGTGGGGGAATTGCACCCCCATTATTATAATGCTCTAACCAGCAAATTGACAAGCAATTATTTTAGCTGAAGCATCTATAGCAAATGCACACACAGGTGAAGTTGCTGCTGCTGTTACATCTAGTGTACCATCACCAGCTCCTGTTGGTGTTAATGGGTCTCCATCAGCACCTGCTGTTAATGCAATAGATAGAGTTGCTGTTCCACCTATCTGAATCCAAGCATACTGTCCGTCTGTTGGAGCAGATTGTAAAACACCAGCACCTATCTCTGCTGAATCAGATAAATCACTTGTTACTACATTTACTGCACCAGCAGAAGCACCAGATGGTGCATAGTAATAAGCAACTTGTCCACTTACTGCTGCAACACTTCCTGCACCAGTATCGTATTGAATATATTTGAATGTGTTTCCACTTGCATCCATACCCTTTTGTCCGAGTGCAAATGTAGCAGTATCACTAACTTCAGTTACATCCATTCCTGTAATATAAGCCATAATGTTTTCTCCTTATTATGCTTGTATGATGCCTTGTCTTGCTCTGTTTGAACAGGTCATATTTCCTGCCCATACTACAGGCAATACCATAGCATCTTGGTTAACAGAAGCCTTCTCACCTAAAGGTGTAAATTCTCTACCTTGAGCTGAACGAAGGAATAAATAGTCCGTATTTAAGAAATACATCTTATCAGTTGGACATTGGTCATCATAGAACACAGGTGCGTTCATAAACATTAAGTTCATAAAGCCTGCACTAGCATTATCATCACTTGTAAATCTTTGGTTAGTCTGTAAAGAACTCCAATAGAAATTAAAGTAATTTGTATCTGCTACGATACAATCAGGAACATCAGCTCCTCTTGTAGTGCTTAACCATAGTGTGTTCATAGCTGTTTGTATAGTTGTAGCACTAGGAGTTACACTCTCGGTACTAAAGTCATACACTTGGTTCTGCCAGAATGTGTAAGTAGTAGAGTTAATACCACCAACTGTATTTCCGACTGTACCAGGAACTATCAACTGTAATCCACCTAGTTCTTTACCATCTGTACCAGTACCATCAGCATACAAAGATGTAGCCATAGTATTGTTCAATGTTTTTTCTAAGTTTCTTACTCTTGATTTAAGCAAGTTAAAGATTGCTTCTTTTCCTGAGTTTTCGACCTGTTCTAATCCAGATATAACCACATTACCAGCTAATTGTTTATAATTAAACTCAGCTGCTGTGAATACGTTGGATGTAGATGTGTCTAATACTTCGTAACCACTATACCATTTTGCAGTTGAGTTAGTTGCATATTCTAATTCTTGCACAATGGTTCTACCAGTAGCTACTTGCTTGTTGCCTTTTGCATCAATATGACGAAGTAAGGCATTACTATTTGTTACGTTATCTGCTAAGGTTTTTGAATAACCAGCAAGAGTAGTAGTAACGATTTCAGTAAATGTACTGTTAGGCGAAGTTGCCATAATATACCTCTCTATAAGTTAATGTTATCCCACAACTCATCTAGTTACCCCTGCTTTACTAATTGATTCCATTAACAAGGCATCTAAATCTGTAGCTTTAACAGAACCTGAAGGTGGTGCAGTAGCTGTTCTAGGTCTAACCTTTTTAGCCTTTTCAACTGCTGCTTTTCTTCTCGCATCTTCTTCAGCTTTGGCACTTTTTCTTTGTGCATCTAAAGATTGTTTATACAATTCATCATCTAATCGCACAGCTTTAGCATAAGCATCTTCTAATCCTTTTGCTTCTCCTGCATCTATTAGATTACCCATTTTAACTCTTAATTTATCAAAATGAGGATATTTTAAATTGCCTTTATCATCTTTAGTATTAGCAAAACCATTGATTTGAGCTTCGGTCTGTTGTCTAGCAGATTGCAGATTTTGTTGTTTGAACTGATTTAATTCTGCAAGTATTGCTTGATTTTGTTGTTTTAATTGGGCAATTTGTGGGTCGGTATCATTCCAATCCACAGTTTCTTCGATTGATGAAAGGTCAATACCATAACCTTGTGCTAATTGTTTGATTGCCATTTTTGGGTTATTTCTGAGTGCCATATCTGCATTAAGTAATCTGGAGATATATTCGGCTTCTCCTACACCACTTGCTGCAATTTGCTGTCTCATTGGAGCTATAACTTTATCTAATGATTCAAAACTTTTGCGTTGTTCGGCTACTTCTTGCGTCTTTCGTGTGTAATCTGCTGTCATCTCTTTATCACGTTTCAGCATATACTCCTGTGCATCTCGTGGTAAATCCTTGAACTTGCTTCTTACGTCTTCTGACCAGTTCTTCGGAGCTTCTAGTGGGGGTTCTTTCGAATCCTCTCCTTGAACATGAGCTACAGCAGCATCATCTATTTCATCAGAAGGGTTTTCAGTAGAATCTTGGGTTTCTTCTTCATTTTCAGGAGCTACCTGGTCTAATGAATCAGAATCAGATTCTTCAGAATTAGTTTCTTCCACATTTTGTGGAGTGTCAGGTTGAGGAGCTTTTTTAACTTCCTCTGGTGTGGGTGTTTCTTCATTTGGTAGTGCTTGATTAATTGCACCCTCCAAAACTGCATCTAAATTTGGTGCTTTTTCTGGTGCTGATTCCTGTTTAGGAGTGCTTTCTTGTGTCATATTATCCTCTTTTATTGTTAATCATATTATCCCAAAATTTAGGTTTTGTAGAACTGGTATAATCGTTCCCACATTGCCTAACATTGTGTTTCCTTTCGTGTTCTCTTATTTGAGAACGACTACCTATAACAGTTTTATCGATTGGAGACACAAATTCTTGTATATCACCCATAACTTGGTGTGATTTTGTTCTTTTTGTAGCTTTTGTTGGCTTAAATGTGCATTTAGACCACTTAATACTATCGTAATTATCTCTGTAGCTCATCTCTTGCTTCCTCATTTAATTTTTCTGCTATTTTCATATCACTTTCTAGTAATGCTAACTCTCTTTTTGCAGCACTTCTAGCAGCACTTGATTGTGCTTCTGTAGCTACTTTATTACCAGAAGCTCTTTCTCTTGCTTGTATATCTGCTAGTTTACCTTGTTGTTTTAATTCTTCTTTAGCCATCTCTGTTTGCATCTTCTGTGCAGCAATTCTTTCAGCTTCTGATGGTTGTGGACCAGCTTGTAATGCTTGTTGGGCTTGTTGTGTTAGTTGTGCTTCTGTTCTATCTATCACATCTTCAAAAGTTCTGCCAACTTTCCAAGCACCCATTAAAAATCGTAGAGCTTGAAATGCTAATGGTGTTAATGCAGGTGATTGATTAGCTATTCCGATAGCTTGTTGTAAATATCCACCAAAAGATGATAAAAATTCTATTCTAGTCTTCTTTTCTTCTTCTTCATCTGTAAAAATTGTAGCATCTGACTCAATATCTATACTATAACCTCTTAATTTATCATCACGCATTATTTGCATCATCTCTGGTGTTACAGTAAGAGCTGTCATAGCTGCTAAAGTCTCTGGTTCATAATGTTCTGCTATAATTTCTGCTTTTAATCTAAATAAATCTCTTATATATTCAGCAATTTCAGATTGTTTTTTACGCATACGCATACTGCCAAACTGTGCTTTTAATTGTTGTGCTGTAGCAGTTTCACTAGCTTTTGTAGAACCTCTAATAATATCTGATATGCCTGTTATTTGATAAATAGTATCTAATATTTGATTTCTTTGCTGATATAACCCAGATAATACTTGTGCAATAGGTGATATATCCTCTTGTTGAAATACTTGTTGCAATCCACCTTTTGCTGCTAATTGCTGAAAGTTCTCTGATGGTACAAAATCATTATCTCCAGCATCAGCTAAATGTGATAATTCTGGCACAGAAGCATCATAAACACCTCTTCTTTTTAATCCTTCTATTAAATTACTAATTCTTGTTGTAATTCTATCTAGTTCATCAGCTTGATCTTGATACAAAGTAAACTCTGGTATAGGTACACTTGTTTCATTTGTTCTAATTGCTACTAATGAATCAGGGCATGGGAAAAAATTTTCTAGCTCATAAGGGTCTTCATCTTCTGCTAACACTTCATTGTACCCTTTTG